ATCAAAACTATATAATTTTCTCATGCTTTAATATCTCCTGTTCTAGGATCATCTCCAAGTCCACCTTTCATTGATTCACTCATTGAAACTTCAGACATTTCTCGATTTTGGGTATTAGTCTCTGGATCATAAGCACTCGTTGTAGTCTTTCCGTCAGTTGTAGTAAATTTTAACAAGTTTACTTCTTTTAAATTTATCGAAACTTTTATACTAGTATAATTTTGATAATTTTCCGAGTAACTGACACTAGTTATTGCAAGTGGAGCATAAACCTTATCAAATTTAGTATACATAAATGTTGTATAATTTCTTTTTTTTGATTCTTTAACTAATTTCTCGAGTTCATCTTTCCACTCTTTACCGTGTAAAATTACCTCAATTTTTAATGTATATGGATTCACAAACATATTTTCATTAAAATTGTCTTTTAAATACGATTTGTAGCCTGTTATTTCGTTATCTTGACTATAATCGGTCGAAATTACTAAAAGAGGTATAGTGCCTAAAAATCCATTAGGTTTTATGCCAAAATATTTTAAATACATTTTTTCAAGTCTATCTTTTTGTACTTCAAACCCTGCGATTGCTTTTTTTAAAAAATCTAATACTTGCATTCTATACCTCCTAAACTATTCCTAATTTTTCAAGTTCATTTTTTAATTCGTTTAGTGTTTCATCATTTCCACTAACATTAAATACAAAATGATTATTATTTGTAACAACTGTTCCACTGTCTTTCAGTCCACCACGAGTATTAGCTTTAATAGATTTTAAATTATTCAACATATCGTTAGTTGTTGTGTTTCTTGCAACCATTGAACCGTTTGGCAACCAAATAGCTTCATCTCCATGCTCATCGATAGTAGTCATTCCTCCACCACCTTGCGCTTGGAAATTATTAGTTCCTACTGCGTGTTTACCTGTGACAATCCCTTTAACTCCTCCTACGAATTGTGCTCCACCAGCTTTTATTCCGCCCCAATCTAATTTACTAGCCGACTGGAAAGCATTTATTAACCCTTGCATAGCAGAAATGGCGGATTGAATCCTACTTATTATCGCTGATATTGCTGATGATACAGCTGATTTGATTGCATTCCATGCTGCATTTATTAAATTTCTTGCAGTTTGATTGTGGGTATACAAACTTACTAATGCACCTATAAACATTCCAACTGGGCCTCCAACTATCATTCCAATTACAGCAGGAATCAATGCACCTATTGCACTCCAAGCAGCTGATACAATAGCATGGAAAGTTGAGTTTGTATTATAAAGATTTATTATTGCATTAACTAGTGTCATAACTCCATTAACAATTGCCATTATTATTCCACCAATTATAGACCAAGCTAATTGGAACACTGTCGCTATAAAATTCCATACTGTAGTTACGATTTCTCTAAACGTTTCATTTTGAACCCATAATTGCATTAATCCACCGATTATTGCACCAACAAGTCCACCGAAAATAAATCCTACAAGAGCCCAACATTGACTAATAGCATTCCAAGCTGTTGTAATTGCATTTCTGAATGTTTCATTTGTATTCCAAAAATACATTATCGCTGCTACTATCGCCATTATTGCCGCTATGATTGCTGCAGCAATCAAAACATATGGATTTAAAGCAGCTACTGCATTAAAGGCTGATTGTGCTGCAACTAATCCCCACAATATTCCAATTCCAACTGCCAATCCTAAAAATATAGTTCCCCAAAGTCTTACTGTTTCTTTGTTTTTTTCTACCCATTTAGTCATTTCTTGTATTTTTTGAGCAAATCCATCAATTTTTTCTTTAAAAGATTCTAGTTTTTGCTTAACTTCATCAGCTGTCATTCCCCAAATTTGCGTTTTATCTTTTGCATCTTCTGATTTTGTACTAAATCCAAATAACGCACCTACAACAGCCATTATCAAGTCACTGATTGCTCCTAATGCACTTCCTAAACTTTGTAATGTAGCTGTCCACACTTTGTTTACGTCAGCATTTTGTTGCAAATAATCTTGCCATTGTTTAAACATATTAAATATAACTACTAAACCAATCGCCAATAGTCCGTAAAGAACTATTTTTAATAAACTGACACTTGCAATAGCTTCTTTTATCCCAGAAACGAAAGGCCCAATGCTTGATTTCATTTTATTAAATACCATTTCTCCAATTACTAAAGCTCCCAAAATAGAAACTAATTGCAATAGCCAAGGCGCTTTTTCTGCTACCTGTCCAATTGCTTCAGCTATCCCCATAAATAAGCCTGCAACAGGAACTAATAAAGGCTCTAATGAGTCAAATACCGCTGCAAACGTACTTGACATTGTTCCCATTAAAGTTTCAACCGCTCCTGCACTTCCTTGCATCATAAAGTCACTCAATTGCTTAGCTACCCCACTACTATTTTTTATTTCATTTTGAAGTTTTTTTAAGTCTTCTATACTTCCGTTCAATAGCGTATTAGCGGCTCTACCTCCTTGTACTCCGAATATGGCTTTTAATACTCCAGCTTTATCTGCGTTACCCATTTTGTCAGTTACACCTTTTAATCTTTCAACAATCGAAACCATATCTTGTAAATTACCTTTTTCATCTGTAACCTTACCAATTAAATCTTCAAGTTTCCCACGTTTTTTAAAATCTTTCAAACTTTCAAACATTTGGTTTAATCCAGTACCTGCTGTTGACCCTGTTAATCCGTTGTCATTCATTTTACCCAACATCGCATAAACCGTTTCCATTGGAACTCCTAATGCTTTTCCAGAAGCTCCAACATACTTAAACCCTTCTGCCAATCTAGGCAAATCGGCAGCTGTATTTTTGGATGTGACAGCTATCATATCAGTAACTTTTTGAGCCTCTTTCGCAGATAATTGATAAGAGTTCATGTGCATTTTAACCATTTCAAGAGCTGGTGTTATATCCGAATTAAACGCTTGTGCCAAATTAGCAGCTGCTGGTATTATTTGTTTCATTTCATCTTTTTTAATTCCTAACGTTGCTCCAGCGTTAATAGCCTGTGCAACATCTAAGTTGTTAAATTTCGTATCTCCACCAACTTTTTTAGTTAATTGCCTATACTCTTTTAAATCAACACCATATCCACCAGTTTTGGCTGACGCCCCACGAAGTTCATAGTCAGTTTGTCCATATTCTTGCAATGCTTCCGAACCAGCTTGAGCAATAAATCCTCCAACTTTGTACAATGCACCATCCCGAACTTTACTCAAAAGTCCTTTGACTTTTTTTATAGCACCATCAGCACCTTTAGTTACATTCTCAAGAGGGTTTTTCACCGATTTTCCAACTGCTTCTTTAGCTTTATTCAAATCATCCATTTTCTTTTTAGCTTCTTGTGTTTCTTTTTTTACGTTATCCA